AATAAAGGATTATTGGAGTCGCATGGAGGTTATAAAGGCAGATTGGAGACTGGTTGAGTGGTAATAGTGGCGCATAGTGTTGTATGGGAGCAACAAAGGGCTATGGGATAAAAAAAGCGTACTCCAGGTCAAACAGATTAATTCCAATATTTTTTTTCTGGCCGGAACTCAAGGATTCGAAATTTTTTCCTGGAGGGTCATCGTCTAGGATAACGCACTTTAGGAGAACCCCATGCTTTACCCAAAGAACCAGTATATCCACCATCATCGTCTTTACGAGAATCTATAGCAGCTTTATATACAGGATCTTTATTCAGTTTGTCCCATATGGTAGGAGATAACCATTCTTTTTTTGGTTTATAACTATTATTACTATCAAATAGTAATTCTACTTTCTTTCTGTGAAATTCTTTAAAAGACATGGTTTTTTTAAACTCTTTATCTTCATTACATATCTTATCATATTCGGATCGGTGACTACTTAATAATTCTTTACTCTTTAATAGAGCATCTAAGTTATCATTTCTTCTAGGTTTCTGGAATTTCTTTCTATTTCCTTCAGAACGTTTCTTATACCATTCGGATTTAAATTCCAAAAAAGTAATAGGATTTTCTGTGCTTTTACAGTAGGCTCTATAATCATCATTAAGTTTTATAGTATCCTTCTGTTTCTTGGCAGCGGCCCGGTTAATATCTTTACTGGTTTCCGTATCCGATTTTAGTCCTAGTCCTTGTGCTTTCTGTCTTTTCATTCGCTCACCTATAATACATCATTACCAAGAATACTATAATAAAGATAATCCAAAGGCTTCTCATTTGATTGCCGTGGTATTCTTACCTTTGAGGGACTTTTTTAGAAGCTTCTTATACAATTTCTTTTCTTTTTTGAGGTTGTGTACCAGAATGGCTTGGTACATCTTCTTAATAATTTTAGTTACTTTCATTTTTTGTCCTTCCAGTTAAATCCTAATAATTTATACAGTACCTTCTGATACCACTTCGGTTCACTCTCTAGGCCTACTGAGATTCCACCAATGTTGAGTTGTCCTACTGAATTTGTAGCTTGGACAGAAAGTGTTGGAGTAATGTTCGTGGTACCCCAGGTTGGAGCCAAAACAAATGATGTTGTACCACCATCGAGTGTCGTTACTGATAGTTTTGGTTTCTCACATCCAGTATAATCCAGTCCTAACGGAATCTGCTCAGTAAGTGGAAAGAAGAACTCTATCTCGGTCTGTCTGTAATCTTTGGTGGTAAACCAAGGATCTGTCCAAGGACTTCTACTAAAGAATCCCCCATCGTTAATTCCAGGATCGGTAAAATACTGAGAGGCCGTCATTCGATCTTCTGAGGTAAATGTAGTCATTTTAGTACTCCTCTCCTGGCTCAGGGTCGGTTTCATCTGAATCGATGAGGGTGTCATTAAGGTCTGGCAGAGTTTCTTCCATGTCCCAACCTTCGGGAAAATCTGGAGGTGCCTCTGAATTTTTTCTAGTAGTCATGGAGTTACTCAACGTCTTTGAAGAACTCAAAGGAAATCGTGGTCCACGCCACAGCCGCTAAAAACCAAGGAACGGACTCTATGTAACCGAAAGCCAGTATAAGTTGGATCCATGAATAGGCTGCCAAGAAAAAGGCTAGGTATTCTCCAAGTTTGTTCAATCTTTTTTTCATCTAACTCTCCAAAATTGTTGCTAAGCAACATAAAATATAATAAATAAGTATAAACACTAATACCATTGGTGTTTTTGTATTACCTAAACTCCCAAAAGGACTACTATGAAACGAATCTCAAACTTCTTTAAAACTTTCTTTGAAACTCCAAAATCATCTTTGGAACAACACATTACTAATTCTCGTCCTCAGAACCATTCTGACTTAGAACGGATTGTTCGTGAGTGGAACGAACTGAGGATGTGGTAATAATGGAACTAGAAATATTTTTAACTATTCTCTCTTGGACATTCTAACGCCGGAATGCGCTGGAAAATCCTCAGGTTAATTAATCTTTAGGTGGCATAAACAAATCTTTGTTATTCCTAAAGTTAGCTAGGAACTCTTGTTCTGCTTCCGATTCTACTGTGTCGGTCTCATCGTTTACTTCACCGTCAAAGATACCGACAACTTCATCTTCGGAGATAATGTAATATGTTTCCTTTTCAAATTTGGTTTCCTCTGCTGCATTCCAATCAGGTAGAATCGTATCACCCACACGAACGTCTTTTGTATCAGGTCCTGCTGCTAGAACCAACCCTTTCGTTAATGCGTCTTTCCCAGTCGCAGTCAGAAAAATACCAACCTTAGTGAACTCTTTATTCTTTAACAGTTTGATGATGAGTTTATTTTTGATTGCTTTAAGTTTCATGTTCTATCTTTCAATGTAATTTAAGTAGTATACTTGATTGGTGCTACTTTGTCAACTATTTCGTGGTAATCATTATTGGATGCAAAGGCATATATCATTACGATAATGGACATCATCACGATAAGTCTGAGGATATTATTTTGCATGGATGGCATCGTAGTACAATATGGCATACCAACCTGCCAATCCGGCAAAGTATAAGAATACATATAGTCCTATACGCTTACCAAATATTCCTTGGTTGAAGAAAGCCCATGTGGCGCCCAACATAAAGGAGAATAGGTTGAAATGATATGCAGAGATATCAAAAAAGTGGAAGTCACTAAGGTTCATAATTTAAGCATTTCTTCATAAGAGTAATTCTGTACCATATACTTGGATGGTTTCTCCAAATAACAGGCCTCTAAATCGCCTGCTCGTCTTGGTAAGTATTTAATTTCTGGTTTATCTTTACCATTAACGTCACAAAAAGTTTCAACAATCTCTTTAACGGTTCTAGTGTCACCATAAGCAAGATTCTCAATACCTTGTGACGGTTCATCGATTGCTTTGATGATGGCCGCACATACATCATTTACATGAACATACTCACGAACACAAGTACCATCTTTGGTATTATAATCACCACCATAGATGTTGTAGATTCCATTTTCATTATTCTGTAAGTTGTAGAATAGTCCATCAGGATTGGTTGCAGCAAATCCATCAGTACCAATTACATTATAGAAACGGAAGATGGTGTAATCATATGCCTTCTCTTTGACAATATCTTCAGCAATGCGTTTGGAGAATCCGTACGGAGAATTTGGATTAGATGCGGCGCCCGTAGAAGCAAAGATAAAATTATGATGTGGAATCTTCTCAATCATATTAAGAGTACCATTTACATTCGTGGAATAATATTCAGTAGGTTTATTAACTGATTCACCAACACGAACTAAAGCGGCCAAGTGGATAATAGTATGGAAGAATTCACCATCGAGTCTATAAATGTTTCGTACATCGGCACAATCCACTCCTCTGGCATTTATATCCAGACCATATAATTTAATATCTGGTCTTGTTTGTTGAATCATCTGCCATAGGTGTTGGCCAATATATCCTAAGTGGCCAGTAATCAATACTTTTTTCATTCTGTCATTTCAGGTGGTAATCCCAACTGAGCTCTCAATTGTTTAATAATATCAGTAACTTCATTTCGAATATGTGAACCTTTTGGTAACCACACTCTAATATGTTTCATTAGGTTTAACAAATCATTCGGGTTCATTTATATCGTCCAAAAATTTAATCACAGGTAATTTATTGGTGACCTCCAAGAAAGCATCTCGTCTTGTCAAAGCAATTACTCTACAAGTAAATATTCCATCTTCAATCCACATTTCAAACGGTGCAATACCAACCCAAGCTTCGTCAAGTATACATCTGATGTACCAAACTTTTGCTTCTTTACACCGATCAATCAATTCATTATATATTTTTTTTGGACTAAAATCCTTAGGAGTTTTCATTTAATAAACTCGGACCACCACGGGATTCACTCATGATATAATCTTCAGCAAGTTCTTCTGCTTTGTATCCGTCAGACACAACTTCTTTTCTTACGATTCTATCATTAAGATAATATGAAATTGTATAAGTAAATTCTTCTCTCTGAATAGTGGCTTTCTTATCACCATTAATAAATTTGGATGTTTCCATTATTTGTCCTCAAATGTATATTTTGTGGCAGCTTTCTCTGCCTCATCTTCAGTTTTAAAACAAGCATGACCACACCATTCGTGGTTCAAACCCCTTTTAGTATAATACTCTACTATGTATGGCTCTTTCCGCCACTCATCAAATGAAACATCGGCTCGGCGGTTGCCCGCCTTGCCCATAAAAGTAACAATTCTTTCTGCATCAATCATGAAATCATTCCTACGAAACGGTTTAATACAACACGATTATTCAAACGATTACCGGCATATTTACTGAAGGCCGAAACCAAACCACGGGTAGTAGCATTTTCTTTTACTTCAAAACCTACATCTTCATCAGTATCTAGGCCTTCTGCACGGAGTAAATAATACTCATCGTAACCAGCAGAGGTAACTACCATTGATTTGTTTTTACGGAACTCCGATTTATACTTGTCGTAGTTAGTAACAGACCTTGGTAAGAAATGATATAACTCACGGCCCAATTCACGACCAGACAAAACATAAAAACCAACAATATTAGAATTGGTACGAATCTTCAACATTTTGATATATGCGGATGTCAAATCACGGCCATGTGGATAATCCACAACAACTTCATTCTTGTTTTTAGGATCACGAATCACCAGTTTCTTCAAAGAACGATAATCATGATGTTCACCTTTGCCACTTGTTTTGTATCCGCTACTATTTGTATAAAATACATCACTCAATGAATGTCCATCACCATCAGTTAAGAATACAGTATTTACCACTTGCAATTTGTATTGCTTCTGAAATTCAGGAACAATCTTCATAGCAGAGATAACTGCTTCAGTCAATGGTGTACCGCCTTTCTGCATCCAGTTTGGTTTCCATGCACGATACTCACAGCAACGAACCAAAGCAGAACATGCGTAAGTAAATTCTACCGCAGACATTTTGTTGGACAATAAATTCAACAATTTAAAATTACGGAGTGCAATGTCACCTTCTTTAAATTCATTAGCATAACAATCACTATATTCGGAACTAAAAGCATACACTTCGTAAGGAATATTTACCTTCTTACAAAACATCACCAAGTTAATCAACTGTTTGATAGTGTTCTCAATATGAGAATTCATACTACCAGACCAATCTAAGAACATTACCAAACCATGTGATTTACCACCAGGCAATACTGTAATCTTCTTGAAAATATCTTCAGCAAAACCATATGAATAGATTTTACTCATATTCAATTCACCAGTTTTAGCAACTGAAGCACGTTTCAATTGGTCGGCATTTTTACGCAACTCAAATTCTTTGGCAAGATAACCAACAACCTTCTTGGCATCATTACGCAACTTCAAGAATTTCTTAGTATCGATGCCATAGTTAATGTCGTAGCCATAATGGCCAGATTGTCTTTCCATGGCAGCTTGACGATAATCAGACCACAACTTTTTGTATGGTAGAATTGCTTTAGTCAAATCAACATCAGGAATGTTACCATAGTAATATGAACTAGCATCTACACTAAACAATTTGCTTTCGTTTTTGCGATATGTTTCATCTGTGTGTGATTTGATTTCATCAGATTCACCTTCAGGATCATTACCGCCAGCTTGTGTGCCGGTTTCTTGTTCAACATCAGATTCTTCATCGGTGGTTTCATCAGAATTAGAATCAACTGGTTTGTTAGTTTCACGAATTTCGGTTTCTTCGTCCCATTCATCAGAATCATCATAACCACTAATGTCGATTTCGATACCATCTTCATCTTCATCAAATTCATCTAATGCGAGTTTTAACTTTGCAGCAGTTTCGGCTTCTTCTTTCATATAAGCCATAACTTCAATACCAACACGAATTACATCATCATAGGTTTCGGTGTTTTCAATTTTATCAACTAAACGTTTTTCGAATTCGTTGAATTGAATACCTTGTGCTGCACCACCCTTAGTGTAAAGGTTAACACGGTCAATAAAGTTAAAATCGTTGAGGTCAGCACCTTTAGTACCAAAGAAATCCTTTTCGATTAGTTCACGATAACCTTTAACGAATGAGGAACGAATACCAGGATATTTGTTTTTAATTCTACGCTCAATACGGGAATCCTCAATCACATTGGCTACAGAAGCCGAAACACCTGCTTCTTTTGCTTTCTCGAATCCTTCTAGAGGAGTATGCAAAGCATGACCAACTTCATGACCTAAAAACATATCATAAAGGAATGGTGAAATTTTTGAATCTAAAATTGGCAAAGTAAGAATGCGGTCTTTAACATTAAAACTTGCCGTTTGAACTTTTCGTTGCTCGACAGTTAAATTTTCGGTTGCCATTAATTTGGCAAGCAGTGTTTTAGATTCTGTAATGTGCATAGATTCTCCGATTTAAAGAACCATTATACTATAAGGAACATCTACCGTCAAGTTCTTTTTTTCGATGTGTTGTACCGGGACAACACTTTTCGGTATAGATCACGGAAGCCTTTAATTCTATCAAAATCCATCTTAAAAGTTTTTACCAACTCTTTTTTGGTAGATGTGGACATATAGGCTTGAATTTCGTCCTTGATAACATTATCACCATAACCCATCCTCTTCAATTTCTTTACCATCTTAGAATATTCCATTCTTAGATTTTTATAGAATTGATAATTTGCGGCATCCATCAAATCTTTGTATTCCGTATTCATGTAATATAGCGCATGAGCAATTTCATGGTCAATTACATTCATATCACCTTTTTTACCGCCAATGACGTAAAAGGGTTTTGATAAATCCAATTTTCTTTGAACTTCGTAAGCCAATGCAAATTCCCATTTTGTTATGTCGGACATATTTTGTTGGTGCCATTCCATAAAAACGTCACCAGGAATATTAAAGCCGGACCAATAATTAAAATATTCAATCGTACCATCGTTTTTCATAAAGAAATCAATGAAATCCACAAATGAGGTGTAATTTCTATTTAACTTCGGCTGACCTTCATAGTATTCTTCTACTCGGCAAAAAGCAAGAGCAAGCTCTTTTTGTGTTTCAAACTCTAAAAGTAAACAATTTTTGATTGGCTGACTAGATTTGAACATCTTACTCATATAACTCTTTGCGTTTTTGATAGTCCGATAAATCTTTTTCCATTCCCGATAGTGCGGCCCACTTGCGAGTTACAACATCCAAGCGTTTCCACGCAGGAATTTCTTCATCATCTGCGATGGCATCGAGCCAAATGTAATGTCCTGAATCATTCATGTTTAATTCCTTCATTTTTATCAAAAAACTCGTATTCTAATGCAGCTGCCAACTCATTAGCAAGCTTCGGATTGAATTTTACGAGAAAATGTGCTACATCTACAGCTGGCACATGACGCAAATTGAATATAATCTCGTCAATTCCTCTTAAAATTTGTGTTTCTTCGTGTTTAGATAACATATTTCACCTTACATATCATAAAAATGGTCAATTACTATAAAATTTTGATTATTTGCTTTTGCTTTACCAATAGATTCGAGCCATTTTAGCTCTTTATTCAAATTGTCCTCACTTAAAGTTTCCAAATATTCAAAATATTCATCATATTCATTCATCTTCGCATACTCGCTATTTCTTTTGCTTCATTATCTGTAAAAATTGGCACAGCATTTGATTTATGCATTGTACCAATACCTTTGATTTTTTCTCCTGTGTAACAATTTTGGAACTTTTTAACACAAGCAATAAATCCTGTGTCCAAGGACGCAATCTTTGGAGTTTCTCTGTGAAAAGGAGCCATAGATTTAACTGGCAACTTTGTTTTAATAATAGGAGAACAGGAATACCGTTTTGAAGATAATTTATTGATAGAGGTTAACCATTGGGTTTTTTGCTCTTGTTGAGCTTTGGTTAACTTCTTTGGTTTGGATTTTGGAATATAACCGTATATCATATAATGTGTTTCCTCATTAGAAGAAACCATTGTATAACAATATTAAAGAAAGGTCAAGCGGATTATGGTAATCTGTTGTTTTAAAACAACATCTTTATTTCAAAGGCGGACATACCTACTTATAATGAAAATCGAGTAAATAAGTGGTAAACTTTTAATTATACCAATTTTCATCGTCCGAGGCATGAGCTTCATCTTGTTGCAAGATTACTTCTTCCTCATGCTGGGTTAATAATTTCTTAATTTCAGCATGTTCATTTCGATGTTTACTGTTTGTGTAACTGTAATCATCATTGTACTCTTTATTTTTTCTAAACTTACCAACAAACTTAGTCACTTACTACTCCTATTTCAACGTTTCAAATGTAATACCTTTAATCTTCTGCTCAGGCATATTGTGCATGTCCATATCCGAAACATAGGTAATATCGGCATATGGGTAACAAATCTTTACTATCTTTAATAATTGACAAACCGTACCATCAGAATCATTAAAAGAAAATATTTCATCAACACACCGTAAATTTTTTACAATCTCACGGCGTGTATCATATTCTTGTACATAACCACCCTCAGACCATCGCATCCACCAATCAGAATGAATTCCAACGACAAGCCAATCACCTTTACTCTTACATCTCTGTAAGAGTTTTAATTCCTTCTGTGTAAGTGGATCGAATGTGCCAGTTGTTATTATTATTTTTTCTGGTAGTTGCATTATGGTAATAGTGTTGGAAATGCCTCTTTAATAAATTTATAATTTAATCCTTTAACACCCAAATCTTTATTGAAAATACCAATAACGACTTCAGCTTCACGGGGTTCTAATCCTTCTAAAATTTGAATTAGAATCTCGGTTCGTTTTCTCGGAGTTAACCGTTCTGCTGCAGGATTGCCTTTTTCAAACAAATACAATTTTCTTAATTCACTAGACATTTGAGTTCTAGTTAAACCTGGCATTTGATCACTAGGTATTTTGTAATCATCTGGCATTTCAGTTATCAACCATTGAAAATTAGGATGATAAGTTAGTTGTAATACATCAACAAAGGTTTTCGATAGATTCTTTTCTATCACTTGCATCTTTGCTTTTTTGGAATCTGCCAATTCAAATTCGTCCAAAATTTCATAAATGTTTTTCATTAAAATTCCTCAATTACTTCCATTAGGTTTTTCAGTTTATGCTCAATAAAATAATTTAGCAATTTGCCTTTAGCAGGCTTTGTTTCTTCATAGGTATTTATAATCTTCTCTTTGATCTCAGTTGGAATCTGTGTTAGGTCGATTAATACCTTATTACGGGAAAATCCTGATACCGCATCAGCCGTCCAGTTAGGATGTGTTAAATCTTCATTCAATATTTTATCCAACATACCCTTAGTGATTGGCTTTTGACGGAGGTCTCGAACAAAACAATCTGAAGGAGAGAATATGTTTGGAATACCATCACCTTTATCTCCACGAATAATTTTCTCTTTGAGTTCCAACAATGGATCAACAGACTTTACATATTTCTTTTGTGAAGGGTTGTATTGTTTAACATTTGCACCATACTGTTGTAATTGCAAGAAGTCACCATCACTAGAAAGAATTAAAATCTTCTGGTGTGGTGCATGACGAGGAACTAATGTACCGATAATGTCATCAGCCTCAGCACCATCAACATCAATTACTTTATATGGGAAATAATCACGGAGTTCTTGTTTGAATTTGGCCAACATATCGAAAATCATGTGCCAGTCTAAATCGGACTTTTCACGGGTTTTCTTACGACCAGCTTTGTAGAATGGGAAATACTCTTTGCGCCAATACTTACGATTATCACAACATAATACCACTTCACCATATTCACCTTTAAAGTTTTTAACATGGTTACGAATGATATTTAAAATCATGTGACGGATGAGATGTTCATCCAATTTGCCTTTTTGGTTGGCAATCTGTGCCATAAGTCCGGCAAGTAATACTTGGTTTAAGTCAATAAGGATCATAATAAACTTTCAATAGTTTCAGTAAGATTCTATTGTATCACTTTTCTAACAGTTTGTCAAATGTTCTTTGGATAAACGCTTCGGAAGTGGTAGTCATTCTGGCAATAATACCAAACCAATCAATACCAAGCATTCTGGTGATGTAGGTAGCAGGATCAATCAAAACAGCACTAAACTGTTCCACATCAACCAATTCGCCATCAGGTGCTTCTCGGAATAAGATGATGTGATATTCATCACCCATCACGGAACCACCTACCTTCTCACCAGGTTCTTTGTATGCTGCACTTTCTAAGTGTATTGAATCTTCTTTTTCTCCTGGTAGAAAAAAGAAGGCGTCAAAGGGTTCATTCTTGAGTTCCTTTGGAATTTCGATCATTGTAGTCCTTGAGGTGTGATTTTCGTATTCTTACCATTATCCATGAATTATAGTAATCATCAGATTCCATAACACCACGGACAAATTGTTCTTTTGCTTCGAGATAACCACATTCACCTTTAGAACGGCAAAGATATAGAATCTCTCTAGAAAAGTTGTCATGACCTAATGATAACACATCTTGCTTCAATGTGTCACTACTTCCATAGTAAGTTTGCCAATCACTTGGAACTTTTAATTTCTTCTTTTTACCTTTGACTATCTTGGTTTTGGCAGAGTAAAAGAATTTCTTGCCTATGTATTTTCTACCATTCGTCAGGTTTTTAATCTGATACACGAACCCGTAATTATCACCAATCAAGTCATCGGTAAAATCTAAATCATTATACTGCCAATTTAATCGTCCCATCCTTCATTATCCATTTCATTATCCTCCTCTATATATTCTTCGGATAATTCATCGATAACTTCACCACAGAATGGACAATGTTCAGGCAAATCTTGAGAGACCATTTCTTCCATAAATGCTATACTGTATGTTGATTCACAATTGGCACAATCGCCAGATAATTGCTTTTGAGTCATTTATATTCCTTATTTGGCCCATACATCACCCCAATCTCCAGATAAAGCACCTTTTGCATAATCGGTTGCTCGGTTCTCAAAGAAGTTGGTATGTGTTGGTGCATTAATCATTTCTTCTACCCACGGTAAAGGATTTCTTTTCACTTTAAACACACCTTTTAATCCCAATGAGATTAGACGGCGGTCTGCAATATAACGAATATACTTCTTAACATCTTCGGCAGATAAATCTTCCATTGCACCCATCTTAAAAGCAAGGTCAATGAATTTATCTTCTAATTCTACCATTCTCTCAGCGATAGTATAAAGTCTACCTTTGAGTTCGTCATTCCAAATTTCATTATTTTCTTGTATATATGTTCGGAACAATTTCACCATATTTTCGGTGTGTTGTGTTTCATCAACAATAGACCAAGTTACAATCTGCCCCATGCCTTTCATTTTACCGTGGCGTGGGAAATTTAATAGCATAATGAAAGATGAGAATAACTGCATGCCTTCAGTAAATGCTGAGAATACAGCAATATGAGTTGCAGTGTTCTCTTTTGTGGTGTTATTTGCGGAGATGTCCATGACATAATCATGTTTTTCTTTCATCTCAGCATATTCCATAAACTCATTGTATGTTGTGTCTGGAAGACCCAAGGTTTCAATCAGGTGTGAATAAGCAGCAATGTGTAATGCTTCTCTTGCAGCAAACCCCAAGAGCATCATACGAATCTCTGGTTGTGGAAAGTAAGGTAGATAATTATTAACATAACCACCAGCCACATCAATATCACCTTGTGTGAAGAACCTGAAGATGTGTGTTAGAAATTGTTTTTCTTCTTTAGTTAATTTCTTTTTCCAATCTTTAACATCTTCCATCATTGGAACTTCGGTGTGAAGCCAATGGGATTGTTCATGTTTCAGCCAAGCATCATAAGCCCAAGCGTAGTTAAAAGGTTTAAAATAGGACCGCTCATCGGTAACTCTTGATTGGTGTTTTTTTATCATTTTCTATTTTGTAAACCAAATAATTGTTGCTATAATGTTGACTACAAAGAAATACGAATTTTGCAACATCAACGGCTTGTTTTTGTGTGTTTTATAAAAATCATATAATAATACGGCATGTGCAATTACGAAACCTGGAAATGCCCACTTAAGCCAAGGTAATTGAAAAGCAACTGAAGTTCCTCCAAAGATAAACAATGCAGTTGATATCCACTTAATGTCAAATTGTTTCATTTATCATCCTTCACAAGCAATACAATCATTGCCTTGTGCTAGTTGTGTCATATCAAGTTCTTTAATAACTTGTCGTTCAATTCTTTTTGAAACCTTATCAGCTTTACCAATCTTTTCTGAACGGCAATAATATAAAGTTTTCAATCCTTTTTTCCATGCCATAAAATGAATAGCGTGAATGTATTTGATATGTGCATCAGGCCTAAAAAATACATTTAATGATTGGGCTTGATCGATATATTGTTGGCGGTCGGCTGCGTGCTCGATAACCCATCGTTGGTCGATTTCCATTCCTGTTTTGAAAATATCACGTTCTGCCTCAGAGAGTATATCAAGGTGATGACAAGACCCATCATTAGCAATAATAGAACTCCAAGCATCAGCGTAAGCTTGCTCATTACCATTTGTTTTTTCCTTAATAATTTTATCTAACCATTTATTTTTATTTAAGTGAGAACCTGATAAAGTATCTTGGCGATAAGCATTGGCACGGTAAGGTTCAATAGAAGGAGAAGTATTCCCCATGATAATGGAAGAAGAAGCATTGGGAGCAATAGCCATAACATGACTAAACCTACGACCAGTACCAGCTGCATCGGGAGCTTCACCTCTTTCGGTACCCAGCTGAATATTTGCATCATCTAGTCCTCGTCTGATTGATTTAAAAATTCTATTGTTTGCAACTTTCGCCATAACACCCTCAAAAGCAATATGATTCCTTTGCAAATAAGCATGGAAACCAAGAGCACCAATACCAATGGACCGCTCTCGTTGAGCTGAATATTTGGCACGAGCAATTGTATCTGGGGCATTATCAATAAAGTAACACAATACGTTATCAAGCATCTCAGCAACGTCTTTAAGAAAAAGGGTATCATCTTTCCACTCATCATAGGTTTCTAGGTTTAAAGAAGATAAACAACATACGGCTGTTCGTTGTTCGTTTGTAGGTAAAATAATTTCAGAGCAAAGGTTTGATTGATGAATCTTCAAGCCTAAGTCTTTTAACCATTGCGGCATTTCACGGTTACTAGTATCAATGAAGTGAAGGTATGGTTCACCTGTGTGCATACGAATTTCTAGAATCATCTGCCATAACATTTTGGCCGATACAACTTCTCGTACTTCACCCGAATGTGGATCTGTTAATGTCCAAGAATCATCGGCTTCAGGATCCAACATACATTTTTCAATAATTTCCATGAAAGCATCTGTAATGTTAATGCCATGGTGTAGATTTAAACAACGCTGATTTGGATCACCAGTTGGCTTACGCATTTCTAGAAAAGGAATAATATCAGGATGAGATATATCAAGGTAAGCGGCATAAGAACCACGGCGAGTACGACCTTGGCGATAAGCCAGAGAACTTGCATCATACATTTTAAGATGTGGTAGTACACCGGTAGACTTGTCATCAGCGGATCTAATACCAAAGCCAATACCAACACCACCCCCAAGCATTGATAGCCAATTTGTTTCAGAGAGATTTTCAACTAGACCTTCCGCAGTATCTTCAATATAGTTAAGGAAACATGATATAGGCATACCACGCTTAGAACGGCCAAAAGATAAAATGGGAGTAGAATAAGAAAGCCAATGTTTACTACTGTAATCATAAAGTCTTTGTGCATGATCTTTATTACTCCCGAATGTTTTTGATACAAATGCGAATCTTTGTTGTGGTGAAGTTTCATCTTCCTTCATATATGATTCTTGTAATCGCTTGATGCCTAATTCATCAAATAGTTTATCACGTTCCAAGTCAATTTTAATGCCAAGGTATTCCATAGTATTTGCCTTATTATTGTTATTGTGCTACAAATTCTTTAATCATTGGGAAGATTGGTTCGATTGCATTAACGCATGCGAGAGCAACTTTTCTGTGTTCTTTTTGTGTTTCGATTCCGCTTCGGAGTTGTATATAGTGTACCTAACTTTCATCACCATAACTCCAAATTTCCTTTTTATATTCTTCTGACCATAAATCATAGTACCCGGTCTTTTTCAATTTTTCACGAGCTTTTAATAGTTTATCTCTAGGCTGTACTAGTATTACGGGATATTCACCGTTACTTGTATTCACTCCATTAATGAATCCAGGATTGTCCGGATGATCTTTCAAAAATATCATATGAGGCATTTTTTCTTGTAATCTAGTTATAATACTTAACAAATCATCATCTGTCAAGTTTTTCTTCAAATTATAAAAAATAATTACCTCAAAATCATCAGGAGTTGATTCAATGTATCTTAATATATATAATTCACTTTCATATCCGATGTATGAATAATGAACTTTCTTTTCTTTTAATGCTTTTTTAGCAAAAGGACAAATATTAAATTCACCACCTAGTTCACTTCGTTTTTTTGAAAGCTTTTTTACCCAACCAATTAAATCTTTTTCCAATTCACAAACTCCATCTTAGCTCTTAAATTTATAAAAGTATTTTTATTTACAATATCTTGAATTTCTTCTGGTGAAAAATCATATTCCAATACCATTTCATTAACATCTTTTTGTGTAATGAATTCTGGCCAAATGACAATATTAAAATGATTGTCTATTGCGTGTTCCATCTTCGCCACGATCTCTTTGTTACGAGGTTCGTTATCAAACACTAACGCAACCTTGGACTTGTCCAATACACTAGTAATTGATTCTAAGTTAGAGTCTGCTGTTGCCACACCATTTTCTAAAAACATTGAATCAATAGGACCTTCGGTAACATAAATCATTGCTTCGTTATTGGCACGATCCAATCCAAAGACCTTCTTATTATCATCGTGGAGTTTTAATGTGATATACCTGAGTTTCGATTCACCCAACGAGCGGCCTTGGACAGCCATGAGGTTTTTCTCTTTGTCATAAAACGGAATGACGAGCCGTTTGTCATCTTTATAAAGACCCTCTTTCTCAATCCCAAGAGTTTGTATGAAGGCTGCAAAGTCTTCCGCATAGTATAATTGCGATAGAAAGGTCTCTGGAATCCTTCTTTGCTGAACATACACCTTAGCAAAATGCACCTCTGGTAACGAGTCGAGTGTTGGAAGTTCCAAGGCTTTCTTGAAGATTGGCTTCTCCGTTTTGAATTCTTCAAAGTCCGGTTTTGGATAGTTATTGTTTCCCGTTTCTCCATTTTTATATCTCTCCAATTGATATTCTTGTAATAAGTTGGGATCAACCTGTTTCAAAAAATTATAAAATGTGGTAGATATACCACAATTGTGGCACATATAGAAATAATCGTTCTTTTTACGGAACATAAATCCACGGGCTTTAGTTTTATTCTTTTGGGAATCTCCACAAAGTGGGCACCTAAAGTTATAAAGATCATCCTTTTTACGGGAGAACCTCTGTAATTTGGGGGACACTTGGAGGAGAAAAGTTCTGTCGATGTAAACGCTCATAATGTACTATGATACTACATTAATATTACTTTGTCAATAGATGACCGAAAAGTTCTGTTCCACGGGAAATAATAAATGTCAAGGCAATAATACCACCGGCAATCATCCATTTCCATTGGGAAAGACCATCTACTTTCATGGATTCGGTTTCAGTTTTCTTTAACAATTCTCTACGGAGTTCTTTGATTTCTTCCATAATTCGTAGTTCTGTAATTTGTACTTTATCGATAACCACATCAATACGATCATGAATTTCTTTTATTTCAGCGTCTTTTTCCACTCTACGATTTTCCAAGGCATTGTACATTTGACTGGCATATTTTTCTTGTTGATCCACAAGTTTAATAATAATTGTATCCATCTTATGACAAAGATTTGTCATTGTAACTATCTGTGATTTTAATACTTCTACATCAACCCTAATATTGGTCATTGTATTCATATCAATAGAATCTACCATATTATTTGGTGTTATCTTCTTGTGTTAAAGTTGGTTCAGTATCACGTTTTACCCAAAGTCCGGCTGAGTGTACACCAACAACTGCGGCGATTGTTCTACCAAATTCATCCAAACTGAAGGTAGTGTGAATTATTTGATATATTGCAAAACCAATAACCGCAAATAAACAAACCATCCAAGATACACGACCTAGGTCTAATGTTTGGTTATCTTTTCCTGTTAATAATTGTTTTGCAATATCTATCATTTGTTATTCTTCTGTTGTTCTGTTACCCAATATTGTAATAAATCTAATTGATTCTTTACTTCGTGGTATTTATTGTAGTTTTCGATAACGGTTGTTTCAACGGAACTAAGGTTAACTCCGGAGCCGGATTCATCAATTGACTTGGCGGGATCGGGAAGGTTGTTTTTTGCGGCAGAGTTGAGCAACTCGATAGTAGAATTGTGCAAATTACAATCGCTGTCATTTTTAGTGCTAACATATTTAATAATCTCATCGCCCTTCTCCTTAATAATTTTATCTCTATAAACATACTTAATCTCTATTTGATTGGTTATGTCTTTTGAATTTTCGTTTATTTGTGCAATTTCTGCGTTTTTCTTTTCTAATTGTTTTTTAAATTCGGTATCACTAAATGATACTCCTAGTAAAAATATACTAACTACCATCAAAATAATACCCACGATTCTAACCAAAGCTGGTGTCAAATAACTGGATGTTATAACCTGCGCAATTCTTATTGTAGCTAACTCAGAAAAAATATACAACACTATACCTATTGAAAATGTTAGGTATATGAAAAATGTGGGTATGTAATTAAACAACCAGAGTAGTATTGTCATCATAATATTAATTTAGCCTTTTCGTAATACATTTTTCTACTATCCAATCCAAGATAACCAGTATTAATCTTATGTGTCATACCTTCAATGTCATCAGCATCACATTCTTTATTAATATTGTTTCTTTTCCAATAAAAACAGGCCGACTCGATTGCACCGGCTAAAGTTTCACAATAAGCAACTGTTTTATCTAATGGTAATCCCATGTAGTCAGCATATGCTTTATAATTATCATGAAAGGTGGTTTGTATGGCACCACGGCCACGATACAACCATCCATCTCCACTTGTTTCTACTCCATTACCACCTCTGTTTGCATAAACATGATTTGCAATTTTTTCTGGTTGGTGTGCATATTGATTTGCAACTACTATACTAAGAAAATAATGTGGCCAAGTTTTCATTAAACTTTGTGGACCATAATTTAAATTTTCTTTTAGTACTGTAAACTCAACCGATTCAACTGCACATTGTGCTAAAAATCCAGCAATACGATTCTTTGTATTAATCTCATACTTAGGCAGTAACCCATTTAACGTTTCACATAACATATTTAAATTTGTATTATGTGGTAGTATCGATTGAAGTTGTTCTACTGTTATCATTTTTTTCTATCTTAATCCAACCATCATCTGAAAATTCAAAAGTTCTGCGATTCTTTACGCTAACATATATGTTATGGAACTCTACTCTAATCCAATCAGCAAGAGATACATTGTCTAAACCTTGTACTCTTAAAAATAACACATTTGCTGCTTCTACCACTTCTGCTTCTAAACCAAATTTCTCTTTAATTCTTTTTTGTATGTCAATCACTTAGGTGCCTTACGAGTAGCCATTCCCATTAGAATTGGACTACGTTTCTTTTTTCTATTGACAGCAGTAGCACTTGCTGGATCAGTAGAACTTTGTGCACCAGTTACATTAGTTGGTCCAGCAGAACCACCACCTACAGCACCAGCACCCATTTCATTAATGGAGGTTTCACCTACCGAACCGGCAAGCACGTCTACTAAGTATTCTTTAAATGATTTCATATCTTCCTTAATATCTCTGCAATATTCATATCAACTGGTATGTTAGATGTATGAATGTTTTTTCCGTTGATGCCATATATCATTTCTGGTAATATATTTAAATATAATAGAACTGTTTTTAATATGTCGTAATCACGTTCATCTATTCTATAAAATAATATTCTTGCAGTCACTTCCGGACCAAAAACATTATTTAATAAAATTACATGGTTTAATATCAATCGTTCTTTAAGAATTTTACTAATCTTATATCTACGAAATAACCTTTTCAGGTATTTGGTTCTTTTGATATCACCTTCAAATTCAGACATTACGCAATTTGGTGAACTATAACACTTCATTGCGTACATCATAAAATTATCTTCATTCAATTCTTCAAACATTATTATCATTCTTTACTTACTTATGGTTGTCGTGGATCTAGCTCACCTTCAGGTCCTTCAAAATCAATATTGCCTTCATCGTCTTTTAATATTGCATCTAATTCTTCTTCATCCACTATACAAGCGTAGGTTTCATAGAAACCACTTTCACTAATACCATAATTATAATACAAGTAATATTCTGTTTCATCACCATGGTTAGGTGAAGTTACGTTACCATTCAATTCTGCACCCCAACGAGCACCAAACTGATCTAACGCTACAACTTCTTCACCTTCCGATTCATCATCAAAAATGACCTTTGGTAAAAAAATACTATACATTTCTAATATTCTACTAACTTTCATCCAACCACCATATGGATTAACCCATTGTCGAGAAAGTTCAGCCGCAATATTACGATTAATCTCATTGCGTGTTGATTCTTTGGCCAAATCGACCTTATCCTTGGAGATGGATACAACAGGAACATTGTATCCACCCTCGGAGATAAATTCACCAAATTTTAACATTAAAGACCGTTTACAATAGAACCAAAACTTGTGTTACCGGAACTTACGTTAGAAGCTATAGGATTACCTAAGCAAACTAATGTTTCTTTGAGGTAACGAACGGTGCCATCATTGTTTGTTTTCTTTTGAATGTGAACCCAACCAGCAGCGAGATCACCTACAGGTGCAACTGAACTATTAGCATTTGCAGCACGAGTTCCGGTTACCAAAATAGTATCTTGATTATAGGTATTTGCATAAGCGGTTGCACCATAATTAATTGCTTTATCAAACTCAACACCAAAACCAACTGATACTGTATTAAATAAATTGGTTGACAATGTTATAGTATTACCGCTTATAGTAGAAACTTGAGTGTTGGATGCAAAGAATCCTGGATATCCATTACCTGCTGTGCCACCAGGAACTGCAAATCCACCGGACATGAAATAAATATATTGTCCTACAGCAACACCAACGTTAGCTACGTTATTTTGAGCTCCATCGTTGTATACTACGGAAATTACATTGTTGCCTGCTGTGTTACCTGTACCAACGTAAAGTTGTACTACTTCTCTTGTTTGACGTTCCATATTACATTTTGGTTTAGAATTTGGTGCATCCGTATTTGACCATGCTGGCATTTTTTTCTCCTTAATTAGCCTTGGTTATCTTTATATTTATCTTATTTCTTTTCTGCTTTATTACTGTCTTTTTTGTCGTCCTTCTTATCATCCTTCTTTTTGAAAGGATCAGGTTGACCTGGACGCAATCTCATCATAGGATCAATTTCTACATCATCCCGTTTTTCACCAGTTAGTGTTGTTCCGCCGGTCATAACTGCTGCGGCATTAGGTTTATTCTCACCAGCACTATCTTTTTCATCTGCTTTGTCGAACTTAGGTTTCTTACCATAAGTTGCAACCGATTTATCTTCCTTTTCATGGTCGACCAAATCTTCTTTGACCATTCTTTTACTTTTATACAATGCCTTAATCATACGAGCAGATTTAGACAATTGACGGGTTCTTTCTGAAATGCTAGGATCAGTATCAGGAACCTTGGCAATTGCAGCTTGTGGATCCATAACATCTTCGTTTTTCACTATAGGTTCATTACCCATACGGAATGGTTTCTTTTGTTTAGGAACTTCTAAACCGGATTTAGTTTTAGTGAAGTCATATTTGGCGGCTTTCTTTTGTAAATCCGTCATTTCAGATCCTTCTCTATTCAAATGTTTCTGTAAACGGTCGATAGCAGAAGTCATGCCCTCACCACTTTTAGATTGTTGTTTCTCAATATCATCATGCTTCTTTTTTCTCATAGCTTGGTCATAAGCAAAGGTACCTTTTGGTGCTGGATTAAACATACCAGAGAACTTTTTCTTACCGCCTTCTTTTGGTGATTCACTCATTTGTACTGATTCTGGCGTCAAATGTCCCGTTTGTGAACCCTCTTTTTTGATAGGAGTTTGAGTGTGTACGGGTTTAACTATATTAAACTTTGCGGCCTTATCCAATTCACCTTGGCGAACTGCTGTAGGTGAGTGTGCTTGTTTGGAACGAGTATCACCATCCGATTTATCTTTAGTGATATCTTCATTCACATGATGTTGCTTCCACACAATGAATTGTTGGGATTTAGCATAAGCCACTTTTTGATTTGTTGGAAGTGTACTGGGATTAATACCTCTTGACATGAGATATTTGTCCAACATAGCACTTTCATTTAAATTATCTTCAAACATATGATTCTTTTTCCAAGTTTTAAATTCATTTGATTTAGCATGAGATATTTTAGTGTCCCTAGAAACAAACTTAGGATTAATACCCCTAGAAGAAAGGTAAGTACTCAAAGAACCATCTTCGGAAACCTGACTCTTTGCAGAATACTGTCCTAATTGGCCAGCGTCCACATTAGCGGACTTTGCTGGCTCAGGATTCTTTTTAACGATATCTTTAAATTTTTTCATGGTTTTTATTTGTTTTTACCTAAATCACTCTTAATTTTCTTGAATGATTGACGAGCTAAATCTTTTGCACGACTCATTGGTGTGTGAACTGCACCAGATTTATCGGTAACATCTTTCTTTTGCTTTTCCCAACCAGGAGTACCAGCAATTACTTTTTCTTCAACTGGTTCAACTTCTTCTTTCAATGAAGATAAATGTTTATTCAAATCATGGAATTGGCCATGAGCAACCAAATCACCCTTAGGACGGCCAAGGTAATCTTGGTCAGGATGATGCATCCATTCACCATAACGGTCTACACTAACGATACCATGTTTTGGATGTGTAACTTTTGTATGGTGATAATGTTGACTAACACTCCAACCTTGCTTTTTAGCGTGAGCAAAATCATCTTCATTAAGGTGTTCAACTTCTTCATTAGATGTTACCAAACCGCCAGGAATATGTTTATTTCTAAAGTCGGTTACTTCCTTGTCCCGCATCTTATATTGTTTACTGCGGATACTTTTTAATTCTCCACGAACTTCTTCGCTTTTGAGTTGTTTGTCATCGGAGAAATAAGTTTGTGGGGGAGTTGCCAAATTGTCATCAAGCTTGATATCAACTGGACCTGGATTAGTAGAAATCTTTTGCTTTTCTTTTGTATCAGCACCTTTGTCAACTTCGTTTGGAATTGATTCTTCACCAGAAGTTACTAAATTTACTTTGAAGTTTTTGAAGGCATTTAATTTTCCGCCTTCAACACGACCTTTTAACATATCTGTTGTGGTTTTGTGTCCATTTTTATCTTGGATAACTTCAATTTCTTCATTACGAGCCTTAGCAAGGTTATCTTTGTGTGAAATAGAATCTTTAGGGGCAGACTTAACATCTTTCATTGACAATGGCTTATCGCCACGCATTTTGCGTAAGAAAGCGGGAACATCGGACTTCTTAACTTCTTCACCATAAACTTCATGAGATACTCCACAAGCTTTCATAAACTTGTGATGGTCAAAACGTGGATTTTGTTGAGCAAAAATGGCAGCATGATGGCCAGCTAATTCTTTGCGCTTATCGTGACTATCATTTGCACGGATTAAATCAGCAACCATTTGAAAGTCTTTACGAGTTGCGGCTTCATCCAATTCAACTTCTTCTTTAAGTTTATTAGCAAAATATTTTCGTGCTTCCGGTTCGTGTTCTGCAGCAGCAGCGGCAATCATTTTTTCTTGGTCGGGATGGCCAAACCAATCGTTATATTTTACACCTATAGCATTACTTGCACGGTGATGTAATTTTCCAGCGGAAACATGAAAGTGTAAGTTTCCAACTGTTTTACCTTTATTTTTAATTGGAAAATCTTTAGTTTCTGCAGCTGCACGGCCTAATTTATACGTTGAGGCTTCTTCTAATTGGTCAAATTCTTCATTTTTGTTTTTATAAGCGGCCGCAGTTCTTTTCATACTATTTACTCTTTTTGCAGTATGGGGAATAACTTTTTTGCCAAATAATGATTTTACGCCATCATAAGCTTTGCTTGCAAGATATCCTCCAGCAACGCCAACAGCTGTCATAGTAATAGGATCCATTTCGTCTAAAGGTTCAACATCTTCTTTAAATTCTTCACCTTCCCACTCATCAGAAGAATCTTCTTTCATGGCTTGCTTAGTAGCAGTAGCATACATAACATTCTTCCAATTCTTACCATAGCGTTGTTTCAGTCCAGCTTCATCACCTTTCATGGACATTACAATCTTTTCACGCTTGGCTTTCTGCTTGTCAGACATTTCTTCTTCACCAAGATTATTGTCGGTGAAGATTTCTTCTGTACCAGTTGCTTTGTTCTCGGTAATTGAAGCTTTGAGTTTATCAGCAAAAGTCATTTCTTCTGGATGATATTTCATACCAGCAGTAGCACTCTTTTTAATGGATCCATCTGGATTTCTTTTGGTCTTAGCCGATTTATCTAAAGTGTAATGTGCAGTAGAAACTTTACCACCACCTTTAATGAATTGATCAACTGCACCAGATTTTACTGAACCATCTGGATTTCTTTTTGTTGTATGTGTTGTTTCATCTAAGTCGGTATCTTCTTTTTTCAAACAAGATTTATCAACCATCTTCTTGATGAGTTTCTTATCTTCCACCTCATCATCATGAACAGCAACCTTTTCATCAGATTCACCTAAAATTTGTGGTGCAAACGGATTCTTTGGTTGCTCAACTGGTTGTGGCTTAACTTCTTGTGGTGTTTCACCAAGAACTTTATTGACTGCATCAATCATTGATTGTGATACTGGGTTATTTGAAAACATTTTATTCTCCGTTATCCTACTGGTTTCTTTTTCTTTTTTATTTCAACACCGATTAAATTACCTTTATTGTCACCCATTGGTTCTTTATTAGTGGATCCTCCGAGAACACCACCGACACCCATCGAACCTGATTCGGCTGGGGAGTCGATAGATTCTTTCTTAATCTTGTTTCTAAAATACTTAAAATCTGCTATTTTTGGAGTAAAATTTCCACTCAAAGGATTAGGTGATAACGCACTACTTCCTGGCATTGCTGCACTAGAAGGTTGTGCATTACTATATTCTTGACTTTCACCCATTGCTTGTCCTAGACCAGCACCTGCTGCAGCACCTTGGCCACCGGCACGGGTATCAAAACTCTGTCCTACTCCATCCGGTCTTGCAACACGACCAGCACTTAAAGATGTGTTACCACGCTTCTTTACTTTTTCTTTGTCGTTGTCTTTTTGGAAGTTGGGTTCTTTTGGGATTGGACTGATTTTGAGCGTTGGTGCACTTTCTTGATAAGCACCTGACCAGGCACCTCCGGTAACACCTTGTTTTCCGTTGGGGTCTTTTCTTGGTCCTGTGTTGCCTTTAATTTGGTCTTGGTTTCCGACAAGGGAACCGGAGTTATCTGGGGAGATATCGGCTGGGCCTTTGGCGTTGAGGCCTGAATTGTATCTACCGATGGTTTTGATATGAACAGGCTTCGAATTAGTTTTAACATTGTTTTCCTTAAATAGTGAGGTAATTCTTTCATTAATGTCCACTTTATTATTTCTAGTGAACCAGTCATCCGCAATTTCATTGATTACTGTTGAATCTAAGAAAAGTTTGGTTGTTAGATATATCTCTGTAATATCTTCTTCTTTTGTTTCTATTTTATCAGTATTATCAAACTCGATAAAATTGATAAACGATTCATTGAAATATTTAGTGTTTCCTTGTGCTTTCAACCACTTATCTTGGCGGATTGATTCGGTCATCATTCTGGTCAACATAGAATTACGTTCTTGGCTGGCTTCATTTGTGGTGTTCACAAAGATCATCAAGGTTTCGTAACCAAGTTCTTCTAATTCTTCTTTGATATAACCAATACGGTTATTATCGTCAGCTGGACCATTAATAATGAGTGGACCACGGGTCCTGATACCTTCTTTGCGGAAATCATTGGATTTCTCTGATAATTTCTGTTTATCCGCCAAATACTCACAGGCCTGTACTAGGTTGAGTTCAACAATCTTAGATTCAGCAATGGCTTCACGGATGATAATATCTTTACCTGAACCAGGTCCACCAGTTACAAAGATGGCTCTAAACTGACCACGGTCCACGGATTCATTTAATCCCATACCATTGCGAACATCTTTCAGTAATTCTCTTGCATGGTTGTCTGGAACGTGAGATGGAACACCAGGTCTAAAGGAATGAAAGTTATTGTGTTTTGCATGTTCTCTCATTTTGGTACCAGACATACCTTCTTCACCTTCAGCATCCGGATCACGATGACCAGCAGAAACGACATCAATCTTTTTGAAATTGTAATATCCGTGGCGGCCGTGTACCCCGTTATATCGGTTTAATAACTCGTGCATCTCTTTAACTCGGTCGGAACCTGCAACATAGACCACATGGTCATGTCCCGCTGCATGTAGTCGAGCTAAATGGTGAAGAATAGTTGGCCTATCTTTTGAAGAAGATTCAAAATGAGTACCTGGAGAATATCTTCGGAGATGTTTTAACTTTTGTGCTGGTGATAATGGATTTTTTTTGCTGTCTTGTGAATGTGAAGTTATGACAACATGCTTTGCTTGACGTTTTTCGGCTTCAGCACGAACCTTGTCAATTAATTTTAAGTGACCAGTAGTGGGAGGATTCATGCGACCAAAAGCAACTACGACAGGTTTATGTGTAGCTTCTTTTTCTTCAATTAGTTGTAAGAATGTTTTCATACTTGTTTTTTAATTTTCTTTGGTTTTAATGTACCTTCTGTACCAACCAATTTAATTGAACTGGCCATTGCTTGTGAATTAAATTTTGCACTCACATTTAATAAATGGTGTCCAAGTGTATCATTTTCATTATCATGAGCATAAACACCAAAACCATTTTCTCCTGCTGGTTCAAAAGTAAAATGATGAGCTTTCTTTAATAAATCAACGTGTGAAGAACCTTCATCAGATTCGTGTGAATGTGCTCCATATCCAGTTTTTTTCGTACCATAACCAGAAGTTATTATGTATGGCACTCTTTCGTCTTTGTTTTTCTCACTTGCTCTAAAATGGTGTTGTAATAAATGTTGGCGAATTTTTTCTTGGTTTTCTTTATTGTTTGGATCGGAAGCCATATTCTTCAATTCGTTCATGTAAGAATCACGAACACCAGATAATACTTTTCCACCTTCTATTTTAGCATCGTTTAAATGAGATTCATTTCCTTTTCTACGAAGCCATTCTTTTCTTCCACCTTCACCTTTTTCACTACTTAAAGGTAAATGTCCTATTCCCTTTTTCTCGGCAAATTCGGTCAATTTATCATAAGCTTCATCGTGCCATTTTTTACCAAACCCTTCGGAAGTTTCTTGTAATCCTCGATTCGAAATTCTTTCGGTACCTTTTCCTTCGGTACTTTCTTTATTTGATTTTGCTGAAATTCCAGGAAATATTGTTCCAAATTTTTTATGTGGAACTTTAAGCATAACATCTGGTGGATGATCTTCACTTCTGATATCTAATCCAGTAATTCTTTTAATAGCTCCTTTTCCTGAACTAATATGAACACTCTTTGCTTTTGTTAAATCAATACCTTTTCTTTTATATTGATTTATGGATCCTTGAGCCATCATTTTTGATCTTTGTTTTTGGTCCTCGTATTCTTCTGGATCAATTTTACTTTTTGACTCATCGTGCATTTTTTGATTAGCCGCCTTTTCTTCTTCAGTTTCACCTGGACGAGTATCTTTTAAACCAGCAGCTTTAGCCAATTCTGATCCCAACAAATATTCATTGACATTTGCACGGTGTGTAGCTAATTTGTTTGCGTCACCCAAACTTCTTTTTACTATATCATCTACAGATTTTTTAATTTTAGGCGACATTTTTTCGAACAATAAAGAAAAACCAATCATTTTATGTTATAACCTTTTTTTCTTAAAATTCTTATAGCTGAAGATTCATTACTCGCTGTTATACCACCAACATATTTACCATTTGAATATAATCCATAATGTCCCTTTTCTTCTTCTTTACGAATATGTAGTGTGTGGCCAGTTAACTGGTGTGAAGCAATTGCACCATGTAATGGTTTAGAATATTCTTTAAATGATTTCATTGTGTATCGTTTTCGTAATCTACTTTAATTGTTTTTTTCTTTGTTTCTTTAGTTTTAGGTTTTTCTTCTGGTGAAGGTTTTCTAACTTTTAACAAGTTGGCTTTAGCAAATTCTTTACGATTAACCAGTTTGGTTGGTTCTCCTGCATGATTGACAACAAATCCTTCGGGACCTGTTGGTTTATTATCTATATGATGTTCCAAACCACCAGTATGTTGTTCCAATGTACCCACTAGAACATTTTTTGCTTGTTGTAAATGGTGATGCATTTTTAATATAGCTTCATAAGATTTTTTATGTTTTTCAATATGATTTAAATGCGTTTTCAATTCAGTATCTCTACGAGATTGAGCAATTGGAGTTTTTAATGGTTTCGATTTATTTAATTTAGCATATACATTTTGAATGTGTTTCTTTAATCCATCAGCCGAAGGAACTTCATCTGTTCTAACTGTGTGGTTTATGTATGTAGCTAGGTGGCCAGTTTCACCAGCGTGTGGTGCAACGTCCGCATACATTTTATTTTTGTGTGCTTGATGAATTCTATCTGCAGCATCCAATTCATTGTTGAATTTTTCTTGATCCGCTTCAGAATAATGGACTTGTTTTGTATCCATATTTGGAGACTTTTGCCATACATCTGGATGCGTACCAAAATTATGTAAATCCGGATGTGGATCTGCACTCATGGAAGATATATCTTTGCCGTGATATTGTGTATGTGTTACTACGCCAATTTTAGATTTTTTAATCTTATCTGCTTCCTCACCGCTAGCAGTATAGGTAATAGTATTTGGTGTGAACGATACTTTGCCACCCTTCTTTTGCTCAATATCACCAGAGTGCATGATATCTCCTTGGTATACACCAGTTTTGGGGGATACCTTTTTAAGGTGATCTAGTGCTGCGTGGAGTTTTTCGGTGAGACCTGGTGCGTGTCCATGGTTCTTCTCAATATCTGCATGAGTATAGTTTATCTTTGGTTTAACATTGAAAGCAGACTTTGTTGCCACAAAAAACTTACCATTTTCTGGATGGCGGCCAAACACTATTGATGGACTACCATCGTATTTCATGGTTAATGCGGAACTATTACCACCAGATTTAATGTGGTGATGAGCTTGTCTTAATGCAGCCACGGCATGATTGAAACCTTTAGTTCCATGAAATAATGGTCTATCCTCAGCATGGTGAATATGCTTAAGTTTTGCGCCTTCTTCGGCTTCTTCTTTGAGAAAGGTTTTAAACGACTGCATTAGTTAGGATCTTTCTAGATGTGCAACACACTTTGGTTGCCGGTTTACTTATTTATACAACATTTAACCTAACCTTCTTAAACCGTAGAAAGGTTCGATTAGATACATAGTAACTAAATTGTTGGGTTTTTAGTCACTTCAACCTTTGGAAAATACTTAACATAGTAATCTTTATCAGAATTTCTACGATTTTTAATATTTGAACTGATTTCCTTATAAAAATTCCAAGCCAAAGGTATAAAAACAACAGGAGATTCTTTTGAAATCCGGTCCAATTCCGATATATCTTTGATTGGAATATTTGTTCCTGGTGTATATAGTCCTTGTTTTAACTTGTTATCATCAATGATGAAATCTAAAGAAATGTCACCAAAGTTTAAAAGTGTGTTTCCTTTGGCTGCAGCACCATAACCAACAAGGTGATACTTCTTTTCTCGAAAATCATTAATAACAGTTTTCAATTCGGATACGATATCTTCGGCTTTATTTCCATATTTCAGATAAGTTACATAGGTATACAAACCTTGTTCTTCTTCTAATTTTAACCGATTAACAATACCAGGTGGTATGCTAGTAGCCATGGTATGATTTTTAGAGAAAACAAACACATAACTGGTACCATGGATGTCTGTCTTAAATACATCGATTAATTTTAAACCAACTCTTTCGGATAAACGTTTCATTGAATTACAGTTAAAGAATGAAATGTGTTCATGATAGATAGTGTCAAATTCATTATTAACTATCATATTCGCTTGGGAGGTCTGTATGAAGATTAATCCATTATCTGATATATCTTCTTTACAATTTAATAAGAAATCATATGGATCTGAATTATGAGCAAAAACATTTTGAGCCAAAATCAAATCAAATTTATTATCAAACAAACCTTTTTTATAATAATCACAGACAACAGTATGATTCTTTGAGCTCAACTCAAATAGGTTTTTAGCTGGGTCGATTCCATAAGTTTTCAAATTCAAATCTTTGAAATGGTTTAATTGTGTACCATCATTACAGGCAATATCTAGAATGTTTGTTGGTTTTTCATTATTTAAATTTTGGTAATAATCACAAATATCTCCAGCAAAAACTTTACTATAATCATTTAATGTTTTTGATGTGCCCGAAACATAAAGATAATTCTTAAACAATAAATCAGGATTAACAGCAATAGATAATTGTGTATGGAAACATTCATTACATAAATTTAATTGTAATGGATATTTTTCTTCGTAATTATTAATATTAGTTTTGTATGAATTAGCCAATGGTTGGTCATTTAAATCCAATATCAGTTCTAAATTTTTAGAACCACAACATAAACATTCATTTAACTTTTTGTAATCCATATCAACCCTGATAATCAAAATATGTGTTTCTTTTTACTTTTACGACACTATCATCCTGTATACACAGGTTTACTTCATTTGTTATAGATTCAATTGTTTCATTAAAAGAAAAGTGATAAGTTTTTTCAAATTTAGAACAATCAACAATAAAATTATAGGTATCCGTACTGCCATTATCAATCACTGGAATATTTAAAATACCACCTACTGTGTTAGCAATTTCACCCACAGTTGAATTAAATGAAGCAAGATTATATATTCCCGAAATAAAATCACTCATAATAATTCTATGTAATGCTCGACTTAAATCTTTCAATGCCAATATAGGACGTTTCACATCCTTATTGGTTACATTGATAATTCCATTAGTGAGTGCTGAATAGGTCATAGCGTTAATCATAACATCGGTTCTAAGTACTGGAGATTCACCATTGACCGTACCAAACCTAAGTCCGATCACATTCTTACCTTGGCGAATCATACTTTCAGCCAACATATCTAAAGATATTTTGGTCAAATCATAATAATTGACAAATGAATAATTCATCATATCTTCGGTAAAACTAGTTTCGATTTCAGTATCTACACTATACACGGAAGATGAACTAGCATAAATTAATTTTTGGCTATCATTCAACTTACTGGTTAAATTTTTAAAGTTTCTAACATTATTATCCCAAACCCCTTTTAGTGGACCATCACAAGACAGTACACTAGAATGTCCCGCTAAAAGAATGATATGAGTATATTTACTTAGAAATTCTTTAGATAGTAAATTATAATCTTGTTTTTTACTTCCATAAACATCAACATTAAAATAGGTAGACAATAATAGTTTCAGTTCGGAACCAATATAACCGTGGCCACCAATAATTAATACGTTAATCATTATTATCCTAATTCTAAAATTTTACGAGTATGGAAAGTTTGTGCACAAATTCCTTCTGTATCTGGTAATATAAATTGACTATACTTCTCCTTATTCTCTAAAAGATACTTTGGAAAATATGAATCAAAAGATACAGACTTGAATGAATTGATATTTCTATCCAAACAATCTTCACCTTTGGCTATATGTTTATCTATATCTATATTATCTATAACTCTTGGAACATTTAATTCTGAATGTGAGAAGTTTGAAATTTTGCTTTTAATCCAAGCTTCATCACCTAGATAACTAAAATGCCATCCTGCATGGTGAACATTTACCGATCTATCTCCAGGTATAGGTCCAAAATATGCTATTGGAGATAAATTGCCTTGGCATCTATTTCCTTTAAACGCTTTACCCCATGCAAAGTAATGTGAATGGTGTGCATGTTCTACATTTGTATCCATGTAGTTGAATTTAAAAAAGAACGCAGGAAAAAGTAAATTATAGAATGAATAATCCGTAGTTTTCATTAACGCAATTACTTCTGGTCTAGGAATCTCATCCACACAACGACACATCAAAACAATATCATCAGGTTGTACATCTGTAAGTCCCAACCTTAACTGTTCAAATTGCCAATGTTCATTATCCCAAAAGTTTGCATGTTTTGGACTTTGAACTTTAATATATTCAATTTTATCCAACCATTTTGCATATCGATCTTTGTGAATCTCAAAGTTATAACCTTTATATACATTCGAAAATGTATGATCACTTTCAACAATAACAAATTTATCCACATAGTCATATAAGATTGATAGTCTAATTTCCAACATATCATAATCGTTGCAAAAGATAAAATTATCTATAACTTTCATTAGACAAGTCCCCTCAAAATACTATACATATCATACGTTGGAACATAACCTAACGATTTCAATTTTGATACATCCAAAACCATATTTTTAGTTTGTACCTTTTTATGAAATTCTGCGGCTTCGATAGTATTGAAGTTGGAGGTCGAATTCAATATTTGTTTTACATATTCCAATGATTGTTTGAGATAAATCTTTTCGCCATTGGCTACATTGAATATTTGATTAACTTCACCGGAACCAATTATTAAATTAATTGCAGAAGCCACATCATCTACATGAATATAATCTCGATATAAATCACCACCATCATATAAATTAATATCTCGATTTTCTTTGATTTCATTAATCATATACTGTAAGGCATTCTTTTTCTTTGATACTTTCATATCACTTATACCCAATACATTACCCAATCTTAGAATACGATATTTCAAACCAAACGTTTCACAATATGAAATTAATAATTGTTCGGCTGTTCGTTTCGTGATTGAATAGAATCCTTTTGGGTCGCAATGAGCAGTTTCTTTTGCTGGTAGTGGAACATCACCATAAACGAACCAGGAACTAATGAAGTTAAAGGTTACGTCTTTACCTTTACAAGACTCTAATGTTTCAATGAGAGTTGATAGGTTGGTTTCTATGTCAAGGTAAGGATCGGTGTGAACATTGTAATTGTCAATCGTTGAAATGAAATAAACAACTTCATTACTTTTTACTTCATAATCATTTCGATCATTGACAATTACATTAGGTGTTAATTCGGCATAACGGCCTCCAACAAAGCCTTTACCTAATACACTTATTCGTTCCATTTTTTACATACCTTTTCAATATAGGATAAGATTTTATCATTCCACAAAGGCGAGCAACCAATAAAGAATACATTACTTAGTGCCAAGTTGCCATTTGGATATTGTTTAAAATCATCTAGATGTTTATAACCAGGGTGTAGTAGAATGTTTCCAGCAAAATAGTTTCTTGTTTGGATCTTGTTTGATTCAAAATGTGAAACCAACAATTCTTTCATATCTTGTGATTCACAGAAGATGGGAACACCAAACCAAGAAGGATCAGAATAATTAGAAGCTTTGATTACACGAGCGCCTTGAATATTATCTTCAATAAACTTCTCAAGTTTTAATTTATATTCTCTGCGCTTTCCTTCCAACATATCAAATTTCAATAATTGTTCGATACCGATAGCACCTTGTAAATCTAAAGGTTTCAAGTTATAACCAATATTAGTAAAAACATATTTGTGATCAATGACACCATCATAGTCATTCAACCAGTTATCAAATCGTTTACCACAAGTACCACACTCCAATAGATTATTAGAACCGACACAATAACAATCACGACCCCACCAAGAAATGCTTCGGGCTTCTTTAATGAAATTTTCATCATTAGAACATACCATGCCGCCTTCACCCGTTGAAATATGGTGTGCGGGATAAAAAGATGTAGTCCAAGCATAATACAAGTCAGTAATTAATTTGCCGTTCCAGTTTGTTCCCAATGAATCACAATTATCACCCAATAAAATGATATTATGTTTCTTACAGATTTCAACAAGTCGGTCCATGTCAGGAGGATTACCTAAGACTGGAGATACAAAGATTGCTTTAGTTTTTGGTGTAATCTTACCTTCGATTAGATCAACATCAAAATTTAAAGTATTTAATTCGATATCAATAAAGACTGGCTTCATGCCATTCTGAACAATAGGTGCAATTGTTGTTGGAAAACCAACAGGAGATACAATAATCTCATCATCATTTTGCCAATTGAACTTCTTCTTCATTGCAGTAATCAACACCAAGTTGGCAGAACTGCCAGAGTTTACCATATGTGAATACTTAACATTAAATCGTTTACTGAATTTGTTTTGAAATTGTGCTACTTTTTCACCAGAAACAATCCACTTACCATTAAGTAGAGTATCGATAGCTGCATAAATTTCTTTGTCGTCCCAGTATTGGCCCGAATATTGAACAAATTCACCATCAACATAATTGTCATAGTTTTTTACATATGCGGGTTGTACTTTTTGTGATAGTGCTTCAATCATTTGATGAATAATCATTTCATTCCTTTGTTAATTAATATTTTACTATTATACGTTGTAATAATTTCTTATACCCATACGGCCGTGGAAACCTAAGCTTCGGCCCAACCAAGGGTTTTCTTTTCCTGTCCAAGGAGAAATAATGGAAGGATTTTCAACTGACCATCTGTCTGCAATTTCATATGGAGCAAATTTGAGGTTATCTTCTTTCTCAAAAATGTCTTTCCACAATCTACATATAATAACATCTTCGGGTATCTTAGGCAAGTCATTCTGTAAAGTATGGATGTTCGGCATATTAATATTACCATACGATTCAGTATCATAGGGAATATCTCTGGCAATAAGTACGTCATACAACTTACGGGAACGTAAACAAAATCCTCCGTTACCCACAACACCATCATCCCAAGTAGCACCAATATAATCATAATCTAAAAACGAATCAGTCCAAGCATCAGCATTAACTGCATATCCATCAGAATGTATAATCAGATTAAAATCTTCAGTACAAAGGTGTGGACACAATTTTAAGGTGATGAATGAATATTGTTTTTGCCAGTCGGTAAATTTAGGTATCTTAACCCAAACAACCGGATAGATACAATTTCCAGGAAAAGGAATATCAGAAAACCAATAAACTTTTGTTATATCGACTTTATCTTTTAGTGTTTGAATAGTTCTATCGAGCGCATATATTGTTGGCTCATATGATAGTGCATCAATGCAAGTAATACTTAATGACATATTTTTCCTAGTATTTGTCTTTATAACCGTGTATGATTTGTGGTTCTACGGAGGCGTCATTCAGGTGAAAACAATGTTCATCACCAGGATACCAAGTATTATAGAAATATGGATTAACCGAATATTGTTTACCGCATAATAAGTATGAATAGGTAAAGAAACAATCCATCCAACCAATTTGTTGATACATGTTATATTGGATAGAATCAAAATGAGTATTAACCCAATTGACCAATTTAGTATAATTATCAACAAATGTACTGACTTTGAAAATTGTACCACCACAGGTTCCATATCCTGAAACGTTTGGTTTTACACCTGAAAAATCTTCTATGTGTTGTGTGAAGGCAGGAGCAAACGGACATATAGCGGTGTATGCAGCAACTTCCCAATTTGGATCTACTGTAATCTTACCTTTAACTAGAACATCATCCTCAACATACATCATATGTGTTGTATCGGTCTTAATAAATGCGACATACATCCGCTTCATCATTTCTAATATTTTATCTTTTCTGTAACCAAAATCACCAACAGGATAACCAAGTTTTAATTGTGAGTGTAATAGATCGACATTATTATTTTTACAAATATCATAATAGTCTGGACCAGAATCACAACTCAACAAATAATAACTATCCGGATGAAACTGCCGAATACATTTAATTGCATAGTCGGCCGCTTCTAATTTATTTGAAGTTTGGTGGTAAAAACCTAAAGTAGATTCACTCACTTCTCTCTCCAACAACCATGAATGAATCATTCAAATCACGATCAGAAACAAATACGTTAATATAACCTCTTGATTCCATATAATCTTTGATAATTTGTGGAGTGAACACATGAAGGTGTTTTCTATTGTTCCACGGCCGCCAATATTCTTGGTTGTAATGTGGAAGATAAAGAAACAAAACTCCACCTGTTTTTAACTTTGATGTCCAATAATCAAGAGCTGAAATCCAATCAGGAAGATGTTCTAAACAATGACTAGAATAAATATAATTCACTTTAGTATCGGGTAGATTATATGCTTCCCATTCATCATCAAATAACAAATCAACAGCAGTAGCACCGGGATATGCCCAATCTAAACGATTGCAACCAATATCGTAACCAATACCTTTACAGAAATGTTTTGCAAATGGAATCGCAAACTGTGAAGCATTACCTTCTGATTGAAAGAATGGATAGGTTTTGTTTTTATAGTTTAAAGTATTCATTTAATTTTTCAGTTTTAAAGTCACCAAGATACATCAATTTGGATTTACGGTTTCCGTAAAAATGTTTTTCAAAAGACTTCTCAATTGGTTTATTATCCCAATCACGAATATCCTCACCCCACAAAACCATCTGTTCTTTGTTTAATAAATCGGCAACATTGGAGATACCGGTAAACGTGGAAATAAATGGTAGTGGTGAGTGCTTAATAAGATAAGCATTTGTCATCATCGTACTATTATAATCTAAAAAGATTACATTGTCAAGATGTCCAAGTGTCCAAGATGCACGTCTACTATCAATATCTGCACCATTCCATCTATCACCACAATATGGTTTATCCGATATAGGTAAATCTAATTGTTCCACTTTTAACGTAAAGTCATCATCAATTTCAACATCCATTCTATAATGGTCTTTTAACCAATATTGATAACGGCAAGTTTCAATTGGTCGATTTAGATTCTTTGGATCCTTATCCTCACGCATTGGCCAAGAACTCAATTGAATAATATCTCCATACAGAAATACATCTTCATCAAAAGATACGGAGGTGAATAGGTCTTGATACATTAGAAATTCGGTAATGCCAGTAAACTTCTTCATTTCTTTTCTAATGATAAAATCAAACTTGCCAAACATTTTAGTGACACCAGATAATACTGGCATAACATTTAGAAAGTCACCAAGTTGAGCAGTTCCAGTTAGGTATATTTTCATTCTACTGTATCATTATAATTATTGAACAAAACAAAAGAATCAAGACCCAATTGATGGTCTGGAATAATATTCATATTAAACATCTCAGGTTTCTTCAACATGGACATTAACCACAAGGTCTGGTCATCGTCAATTAAACCTTTTGCTTGTAGTTCAGCCATACTTTCTTTGACTAAACGATTAACTTCAGGCCAAAGATTTCTATGACCAACTTGTTTGGCACCCAAGATATAAACCAGGTTATTAAAGATCACTTCTTCAATTGGTTGTCCTTTTGGATATTCACGGTAACCAAACAATTGGAACTTATCTTCTCCAAAATTGTATGTCCACTTTTTGCTTGCTGGAATCTTATCAGGTGTACGGCAATAGCCAAAGTCAATCATGGCAACATAGTCATTCGTAATCAGGTTAGCATCCAATGCCATCTGAACGAAAAAGGATTTCATGTACATCAGGTGTACATAATTTGGATTCCAATATTCTGGATTAACTCTTTGTGACGGATTGATCTTGGCTTGAAATTCAGGACTTTTCTGAATATCATAAATCTTTTGTTTTTCATCATGAAATTGTGCCAGATAGTCAAAAGGAATAATCTTTGTTTTATCTTCTTTGCCTTTTCTCATGGCAGCAATCCGTTCAACAAAATCTGGATGTGTGTAGATAACCATTTCATTATCTAATTGAGCCATATAACTGAATCGCTCAAGGTAAGTATCCACGGTACGGTGTAAGTAATGTGGGAATCCTTTATCTTGTGTCCAATCTCCACGACCCATATCAAAGAAGAAAGTTACAATGCTAATATCGTTCATAATTTTTCACCAAGTTTTTTAATATATTTTCTCTGGAATATAGGTAATTCAATATCCAAAGTTTTTAATAATTTCGTATTATCTAAAATAAATTGATCTTTAATTTCATGGCCGGTAACAATTAATTTACCAGAACCATAACCTTCAATCAGACTTCTTGCTACATCACCAATTTCAGTTCCATGATTGCATCCTAAATTATATATTCCATTAGGTTTCAGTTCAATGATTTTATTCAAAACTTTACAAACATGTTTGATTGAAATAAAGTCTTTTTTGGCCTTTTCACTTAATGTAAATATAATTTCATTATTGTGTTTTAATTGATCCATACAGAAACCCATAAAAGAATTTCTTCCATATTCGAATCCATAAACATTGGATGCTCTCAATATAGTAACAGAACCACCTAAGTTCAATATATTCTTTTCAGATGATGATTTATTCTCACTATAATAATCAAAGGGATCTAATGCAGAATCTTCATTCGATATTTGTAAATCACTAGTAGTGCCATAAACTTTCCTAGTACTCATCATAATAAAATGGCAATTATTACTCTCTGCCAATTTAGCAACTTGGAAATCAAGGTCGTTCTTTTTACGATAACCTTCAACTTTAAACTCAGGTGTAATAGCACAATTTAATATAACATTATACTTGGAAAAATCCACATTGTCAATATCTGAATATGATATTTTATCCACGGATTTGGTAGAATGATAAAATGATTTGCCAATAAAACTATTCTTGCCAATAATTAATGTTCTCATATTCAAGTTTTATTCTCTAATTTTGTTACCAAAGAAAGCAAGGGATCCTTCTAAACCAATAGGACTTGCGTATACTATTTTTTCTGTATGTAAATTTTGATAAAATGACAACTCAATACAATTACAACCATTAAGTAAATCTTGTAGTACTTTATTGATTTTAATTTTAAAGTTTTCAATTAAACTAAAATCTAAATGCCACAATCGGGTTTCGAGTATGTTACCTAGACCACCTTCAACTCTTGGTGGTAAAAATACATAAGAATCTTTTTGATCTTCTACATCAAACCTAAATTCATCTGTTAATTTGTATCTAGCACACATTTTATATATTCTTTTTGCCTGTATTGAATTCTCAGTTATAAAATTTAATGCCATGATTACAGCACAAGTTTCTCCTAAACTTCTATTACCGGATTCGGAGAATTTTCTAACAGATTCATTTTGTGCGCCATTGATATACACAACACCCATTTTTACCAATTCATCTATTTTTGATTGTTCTGGTGCTTCATACGAAACATCAATAACAACTTTCAAACTGTTTGGACAATACTTATCAATAGAGTTAATGGTGTCGATTGTTTGATCAAACCGTTCGGGGTTTGTAAAGTGTGACAAGGTTGGTTTAGCAATTAATGCTGAAGGTATAATAAAAATTCCATTGTACATATTAATCTTTCAAGGTATTATTGAATTTTTCCCAATTAATTCCAGGTGATAGAAATGGATCAACTTGTGTGGTTAGACCCGGTATTGCGGTCCACAAAGGCACACCTATTCTATGTAGATGTCGAAATAATTCTCTATCTGATAATTCATAATGTCTAATAAGTGGTTCTATTTGTTTATATAATTCTTCTTCAACTGCATAGGTACAACAAGTAGCCTCTGCTGTTCTCCAATGAATATTACTGGCAGTATCAAATGCTATTTTTTTCTCATATTCAATATCATCAGTTCTGGTGTAACGATCCAAATGGTCATAACCATTTACTAATTTCAAATTAGGTAAAGCCAAATCAATCTTTTCAATGGAATCTGGTAAATGTAAATAGTCATCTTCAACAAAATAGATATTACCACCTAATTGTGAAGCAATTTGAAAAGTCGTTCTTAAACTTCCAATATTGCTCTTATCGTTAATCTTAACAACATCAAATTCTTTTGGTATCATATTCAGTTGAATGTCACCATCACCATCATGAACAAATACTAATTTATTAATGTGTTCTTTTGAATATTCAACGGATTTTAAAAATGACTTTAAACAATTTTGTTTTGAATACCAAGGTGGTCTAATGTTTCTGATATTACCATCAGTTTCAAGTTCACAAAGTCTATAAATGATATTAAGCATTAATGAGTCCTAAAAATAATTAAATCTTCAACTCCGTACTTCTTTTCGAAATATTGTTTCATTTCTGGAACACGGTCGTATTGATGAACAATACAATAAGGTTTAGCCGAAGCACCATCAACCACCACATTATTTAAAAATACAGGTCTAGGTTCTAACAGATATGGACCAAATTGTTCCAACTGATCTGGCTTATTAGTTACATGAAGATTACAAGTCCACGCCTCGGAAAGATAAGATCGGTGTGTATATTTTTTATCATTATATGGCAACATATTCAAAAGAATGTTGTAAGCTGCTTGATCCGCAACCCAGTCTGCTCGGTTTACCGACATTTGAAATAACATAGCACATAAATCTCTAATGTGTTCAGAATATCCGGCAAGTGTACCAACATTATATACTGGTTGTTCACTTACCTGATCTAAAAAGAATTGACCAAAACAAGTTAAAATATTGTCGTGATTCCATTTTTCATTCTTGATTTGAATTGCTTCAGATGAGGCCACAATATATGGACCAGTATTGGTTAGAACAGTTTCCAAATATTCACTCGGATTACCTTGAAATACCACATCACGAACATCGGTTGTAATTACATAACGATAATTTTGATGATTGTGTATCAAGTAGGTATAGATATGAATAAATCGTTCCATATGAAACATCATATTTCCAGTACTGCTGGGTTGAATTACTTTAAAACCAGCATCTTCGACTTGTTTGACTGTTTCCTGTGGAGCATTTAAAGCAATAAGGACTTTATCGCCTTGAAATCCGCTTTGGTTGATTGATTCAATCCAAGGTTTTATTTGATTATAATTGTAATTCTTAAATGCACCAATTATGAGGTCTTTTTTTGCCATGGTAAATTTCCATTATATTTTTGTTTCATCAATTCATTATGATGTAAAAAGAATTCTTTTTGAACTGACCTTTCGGTGTTTCCAGTCCGATAATTAAGAGTATACAGGCCATTACTATCATATGTCAAGTTATTTTGGCGGAGAACATGAATTAACATTCTATCAACTTCTGGTACTCCTGGTTCTCTTGCTTTACGATGCCAGATTGGAGTTAGTTGTAGTGCAAGTTCTTTAGGAAAGAAATAACAACCAACATCCACAAAATAATCATTCAGGCACGATGGATATTTACCTAAAGATTCACAATCATCATTACACATATAATTACCATCTTTATCGGTAATCTTACGGAGTGAATATGCCCATTGGTTACCAGATTCAATAACCTTCATCATAGATTCCACATGGTCTGGTTCTAACCAGTTATCTTCATCTAGGAAACATAGATATTCACCTTTGGCCAAATAGGTCGATGCACCATAGATGCGGTGGCCATTGTATCGATCTATTCCTGTTGGGTAAGGTAATTCAATAACATCCACTTCAGGATAGTCCTGCAACATCACATGAGCCTTTGGATGATTACCATCAACCACGACAAGGTGTTGTACATTTTCATATGTTTGGGATTTAACGGACTCAAGAGCTTGCTTGAGGTAAGACGCACCCGTTGTGGGTGTAATCACAGTCACTAATGGTTTCATAATCAATCTTTAGTCAGTTTTAATATCTTTTCTATTTGTGCTTCAATTATCGGTTTACGATTAGGCCAATATATATATTCTTTATCTCCGGTCGAATGTAACTTGGTAAGAAAAGGAATAATCATCTTTTCCAATTCCTGTAGTCGTGCTTTGTAATCATCTGCCGTTGCAACAGTTTTATTGACTACAGAATTATATTCTTCTTCAGAAACGGCTGAGAATCCAAAATCATCGGTATTTTCATACTGCTTTGCGAGTTTATCGAAATCAACAAGTGCCATAATTAATTTTCCAATTTATAAAATGAATTTTTATTGTTATCGACTTTAAGTTCAAAACCTTCTATTTGTTCGGGTGTTACCAATTTTGAACTATTTGGTATAAAAACCGAAACTATTTTAAAATTACTAATTAAAAATTCATCATATCCTTTACCAGAAACGATAACTG